CTTTTTCTGCTGCAGTTGGTTCATGTGCTCCAGGTAATGCGCCACCAGCTTCTTGAACGTGTCCGACTCCTGCTGCCCTTCCTTCTCCAGATCCTGGATGTCCTTCATGTGCCGGATCATGTGCAGCTCGTCGTTATCCATCGGGTTGACGTGCACGTCGTCCCCGTGGAGCAGCATCGAAAACTCTTCTTTGGGAGCGATGGGCAGATCGCCGCCCGGAGGCTCCGGCACCAATTGCTCGAAGTCCGGATCGCCCAGCGCCTCGTGCGCCGCCTTCGTCGCCTGCCACAGCGCCCGCGGATTATTCACCACCAGCGGATTTTGCAAGTCGAGCTGGTACCGCGCCAGCGTCTTCTCCTTGTCGGCCTCGCGCGAATACACGTTCGTCGCGAACTGCAATTTGAAGTCGTAGCGCCCGTCGCGATCCTCGCGCTCCAGCATGCTCCCGCCGTCGTTCACCGGGAACAATCCGCCGGCGTCGTCTTCCGTCACGCGGAAGAAAACCGACCGCGGCGAAAACATGTATTCCAGCAGCCAGAAATGGTTCAGGATGCCGCTCATGTCCTCGCGCATCGCCAGCGTCACCAGCGCCTGGCGCACGCTCTGCTCCGCCTGGATCATCTGCGCCTGGCCCAGCGTCCGCGGAGCGTTCGGCCGATCGCTCTGCCGCCCCAGGTTATTGTCCGTCTGCGCGCCCAATCGCTCGCCCATCGCCAGCAGCCCTTGTTCCCGCTTCAGGAAGAACTCCAGGTTTGCCGCGAGCTGCACCACGTGCACGTCTGTGTTGGGATTGTTGCACCAATAAATCATGTCGGGGCGTAGCTGGACTCCGCCTTCCCCGCTGTCCTTATCGAGCTGTGGAATCGAGCCTGGCTTCGCGAAGATCAAAGGCCCGGCCGCTTTCTCGCCGGCGTCCGTTCCCATGTTGTAGTTCTGGCGCAGATCGTCTTCGATGTCGATCAGCATCTTCGGCAGCCCAGCCGCCCAATACGTGCCGTCGTTGATGAAGTTCGCTTCCAGAATCGGACGTCGCTTCGGCAGGTGCGGGTAGACCTTCGCCAGGTCCTGCACGCCAACCACCAGGTTCAGATCGTAGATGAAGCGCACCACCAGGTCGGTCTGCCGCTTATCGCGCTTCCCCATGTCGAGCTCGTCCGCGTCGTCTTCCGGATGGAGCAGCATGCGCCACTTTCCGTACCACTCCACCACCAGCAGCCGCGGCCCTGAAGAAAGCGGAGCCTCCATTGAGACGCCCTGCGCATCGTCGGCCGCGCGCTTCACTTCGTCGCCCTGCGCCTCGCGCTGCTTTTTCGTCGGCATCAGGATCTGGTCGAAGTGATCCTCCACCACGTCCTTCATGTAGATCTGCTTTTCCGCGCCATCCAGAAAATCGTCGGGCGTGGCGCGGTATTTGCGGATCACGTAGCTGAAGTCGTGGACCGTTTCCACTTCCTCGGCAGGCACAATCAGATCGTCGGGCCACAGCGGAATGAAGTCCGGACCCTCATAGTCCACCACTTCCTTCTTGCCCACCATGTACGTCTTGCGCACCCACGGCGCGTATGCGAAGGCCTTGCCGAATTTGATGCGGTTGAGCGTGAACAGCCCCAGCCGCTTCGTCAGCTTCATGGAATTGAACACGCGCCAGGTCATGTACAGCCCGACCTTTTTCACGCGCTTATAATTGCTCTCGCCCACCGGCTCGGCCACGATCTGCGCGTCGTCGCCGAACAGCGCGTCCATGTCCTTCGCGGCCTGCCCCAGGCAGTTCCACCGGATGTACGGCACCGGCATGTTGCTGGTGGTCTCTTCGGCCATCTCCGGGACTTCGGGCGTGCCCTGCCAGCGGCGCTCATATTCGTTCCACCGCTCCATGCGCTTGTCGTGATCGGCGAGCGCATTGCGGTAGTCCGTAAGCACACGATTCCCCAACCGGCGCAGCTCGGCTTCGCTGAGCACCAGTTGAGGCGGTTCGGCTTTTGATTTACGCGCCATGTTTGAAGAGTTCGATCGCAATAACCCCGAATGCGAATCCGAGCACGGCGAAGATAATCACCGCCCACGCTGCTGGCCGCTGGCCCCCGGCCCCTGGCCCCTGCGTCACGCGACCTGCTCCCCGCCCAGCGGCTTAATGTGCTCGTGAAAATACTTCCCCACCGACGGCGCACTCACGAACGCGCGATGCTCCGCCGCCGACGCCGGATACTTCCACACCTGCCCGTTGTGAAACTCGACGTGCACCTCGTTGGCCTTCGGATCATGCCCCACGCCCCGGATGTTCGAGCTCCGCACCGGCTTCCGGTTGACGGTCACTGAAGTGCCTCCCCGAATCCTCTCCACCACTTCAGAGCGAATTGGACAGCGTGCCGAAAGGTGCATAAGTACTGCCGTCAGCGAGCCTTTCCTCTCGGCGTCAGTATTCGTTTCGACCGCATACACTCTGGGCTTCCGCATCATGTTTTGCGCCTGCCTCCTGCCGCCTGCCGCGTGACGCCTTCTTCAGTCGGCTTCCGCTTCACCGTCATTGCATCCATCCCGGTTCGCGCGCCAGAGTCCGTAGTGGCATCCCCACTTCCACCGCGAACCACGCGAACTCGAAGGCGATATAAGTGCTCACTTCGCACTCCTGGCTTCTGGCTCCTGGCTACTGGCTACTCGAGTGAGCGTGCGCCCACCCGTCCGCGAGCTGCTCACGCACAGTTTGTACTTACCGCCCGCCGCCTTCTTCAACTTGTCCAGCGTCACCGTGGCGATCGCCCTGAACTTCGCCGCGCCCAGATGCTTGATGACCGACGCATAATGCACCGTAGTCTTCAGCGCCCGCGCGCTCACCGTGTACGCGTCCTTCTCGCCCTCCGCGACATACGACGTCGATGCGTCGGCCTTGTCGTACCACAGCAGAATCGTCGCCCTCAGCAACTCAGCGCGCTCGCTCCTGATGGCGAGGTCCGCATATTCCGCTTCCAGATATTTCTCCAAAGCCGCCAGCTCGTCGACGACGGCCTTTCTGCCGCCTGCCGCCTGGTGCTCTGCCGCCTTCTTCACGCTCCCATCCCCGTCGCCATCGCGTTGCTCGTCTTCGGCTGCATCTCAGGATGTTGCTCTTCCGCGGGCTCCGCAAATCCCGGCTTCAGCTTCGGCTTGTCGCTCAGCGGAGCCCTCAGCGGCGACGGCATCGGCGGCGCCAGCGTCGGCAACGCGGAGCTCAGCCGCGACTGCCCGCGGAAGTACTCGTCAAGCGGAAACAACGAATACGGCTCCAGCTCCCGGAACACGCGGCCCAGCTTCTGTTCGATCCGATACACCGCGTGGAAGAAGTTTCCGCGATCGATGTGGAGGTTCCGGGCGCACAGCTTCCAATCCGCGCCCAGCAGGAAGTGATAGCGAAACACCTTCTGCTCGAAATCGTCCAGCACGCGCTTCGACACCAGCGTGAAGTCGGCGATGTACTCCTCGTCCTTGCGCCCCCACGTTTCCGGACGCGCGCGCCCGTGATGCGGCTCGATCGAGACTCGGCTCAGGTGCCTCTCCTGCGTGATCAGTGTCACGAATCGGTCGTAGCAGATGCGGAAAATGGAGCGCAGCACGCAGTTGCAAGGTTCCAATGCGCCTTTTCGAGCCAGCCTGAGGCCGGAGCCATGGCAGCTGGTGCAGTTATGCCGCGCCAGGGCGAGGGTTTCCGAACGCGTCCACTCCATGCGCTTTCCTACTTCGTCTCCGCCGCCGCCGGCACCGCCACGTTGGCCGCGTGCGCCTTGAAGATCGTCGCGATGTCGCCGATGATCGTCTCCGTCACCTGCATCGCGGCCAGCAGAAACTTCTGCCCCGCTTCGCTCGACAAAAAAGTAAATACTGATGTGGTGTTCATGATTTAAAACCTGAGGAGCCTTCCCCTCCGTATATCCCCTGATCGGCTTCCCCCATTGGTGCGTACGCTTCCAATTTGCGCCTGTGGAGCTTTGATCCCCACCAGCCGCATATCCACCGGCGGATGCTGCAACCCCACCACCACGCCGCCGCTCGCGAAGACCTCGTCGTCGTGGCAGTTGTTCTGGTGCTCCGCGCGACCGTTGCTCTTGATCACGAACGTGAAGTGTTCGCTGATCGTGTTCGGATCGTGCATGATGTACGCCATTTCGCGGATATAGCGGTCCAGCAGGCTGATCATCTGTTGCCGGGTGACAGCGTTTTGCTTCCATCCCAACAATTGCAGCGACGTGGACGCGCTCGCCGAAAACTGCTCATCCGGCTGTGGCTGCCGGTGATAGATCAGCCCCGGAGGCACACCGTACCGCAGCAGCCCTTCGATGTACGCCAGGCCCGGCCCATTCGCCTCCGGCACGATAAACGCCCAGTTGTACCAGCGCAGCACCGCCGCCGTATACTCGGCAAACGGATCGGGCTCCATCCGCGCCCGCAGCTTCGCCACCTGCTCCCCTGTGTCGCGATCCGCCACGATCAGGACGCTGTAATCCGGATCCTCTCCGCCAATCGATCCATCGCCGACGTCGATCCCCTCCGCCACGTCTGACCCGGCCACGTACAGTTTGTTCGGCTGCGGACGCTTGTACACCACCAGCGGGCCCTTCTCCGCGGGCTCAAAGATCAGCCGCGCCGTCGGCCCCTGCATCTCCTGCAGCTCGCCCGTCGGCGCGTCCTTGATCGCCGGCATCTTCGCCAACTGCACATGCGAAAACCTCGGCCGCCCCGAATAGAGGAACGCTTCCTCCGGCGTCGACGGATATTCCTGATGGAACGTATCCACCGACCCTTCGCACCGATTGTGGATCGCCCACCGCCTCCACGCGAGCTGCTCCAGCGAAAGGTTATGCCGCCGCGCCAGGTCGCCCTCGGCCGTCGACAGCGTCGATTGAAACTTCGCCCGCGCCTCAGGCGAGTCGAAGTGGCGGACATATAGCGGATGCTCGAACCATGCGAAGAAAACGAACAGCCACTCGTTGCCCGACGTGTTATCCATCGCCGCCAGGCAGTCCTGGTGGAACGGATTCCCCACACCGTTCGCCGTCGACTCCTTGATGATCATCGTGTCGACGTCGTCAGGGACCGAATTGATCAGCCCGCGCCCGATCTCGCGCGCGTTGCGGTAAAACGCGTACTCCGAAAGTTGCAGGAAGCGGATGCCGAACGCGCGCCCCGCGTCCAGGTTGCGCGCCGTCTCGATGCCGATGGTCGAGCCGTTCTCAAACTCGATCTCGCCCGCCACGCCCGGCTTCCTGTGCCGCGCCGGCAACTCGATCACGCCGCGGAATGGCTTATAGAACCGGATGAAGTTCCGGTGATAATTCCAGATTTCCTTGGCGGCTTTCTTCAGGTGCGCGACCACCATCCCGCTCTGGCCAGGTGTGAACGGAATCTCGTGAAAGAACTCCGCCGCCACGCCCGCGCTCACGTTCACGCGCCTCGGCTTCAGATAGACGATGCGCACCGGCACGCGCATTTCGCGTTGCTTCTGAATCGCGCGATGCAGCTTCGCCTGGCCAGGCCGCAGCTCGAAGGGAACAATGACGCCTTGTTCATTACGGATGCGCAGCGACTCCCGGCAGAACAGATCATGGTCGTGGAAGTCGTCGAGCAGCTTCCGCGCAGCGTTCATTTCTTGCGATACTCCGACCGGGGCATATGCACCAATTCGCCGTGCCTGTTTCTATAGCGGGTGAATCGGAAGCCAACCCCGCCCGCCTCTGCCACAGCGCTCAGAATCCGGCGTGCGTTTGAGAGCCGAACTCCAGATAACCGGCTGAGTTGTTCCGCCGTTTGCCACTCACCCGAAACGCTCTCGAGCAGTCTCCTCGCATCCTCCGCGGTGCCAGAGTTGAAGCTCCCGCCGTGGTCCAGGAGCGCTCTCATGTGTTCCACGAGCTCGCTGTGGGACGACAAGTCGGTTTTCCGCACTACGCCGCCCTGATGCCGCGCCTGGTCAGATACACCCGCATCTTGTCGAGCGCGCCCCGATGCAGCTTCCACACCCGATCCCGGCATAGCCCCAGGTGCGCGGCGATCTCCGCCAGCGTCCGCCCCGCGTAGAACATCTGGATCACCCTGCGCTCGCGATCGTCCAGGCATTCGAGCGCCGCCACTGCCGTCTGCCGGCGTTGCTTCTCTTCGAGCACCGTGTGCGGATCGTAGCGCTCGTCGCAGATGGCGGAAAGCGGCGCGGCGTGTGGCAGCTCGCGATCCGCGTTCTCTTCCGGCAGCGCAACGTGGGATGTCTCTCGAAGGTTCCGCCGGCGAACCGTTTCCCACATCGCCCCGCGCACGCGATGCCGCGCGTACTGGGCCAGCGTTACGCATCCATCGCCGTGCTCTGGATCGAAGCGCTCCGCCGCTTCCACCAGCGCCATGAAGCCGACGTCGGCCAGCTCGTCCTTCTCAACATGCGGAGGCAGCCTGCGTGCGATGCTGGCCGCGTTGGCGCGCACCATCTGCATCGCCTCAACGATCATGCGTGCCAGGCTCGCCCGGTTCGCGAGCAGCACCGCCGCGGCGTGTTCTTCCGCGCGGCGCCGCGCGCAGGTGAACATCACGACGCGCCTGGCCTGAAGCATCACTGCACCGGCCCCGCTTTCTCCTCCGCCAGCTCTTTCAATTGTTCGAGCGTCAGCATCGCCTGCTTCTTCGGCTCCGGCTTTACCGCCTGGCGTCCGGCCGTCAGCAGGTCTCGCAAGCACTTGACGCCCGTCAGCCGAGCATAGTGGTCAGGGCCGCAGTTGATCAGTTTGCCCTTGTCGCCCACCGAAATGCGCTCCGCCGAGAACGATTCCTCCACCGCGCGCAGGCTCTTCTGAAACAGCGTTCGGATCATGTCGCGCTCAGCCTCCACCAGGCTAGTGATCAGCAGCTGCACTTCCGGGGAGTTGGCTTCTTTCGATGCCGTGGCGCGCGACACGCGCTCTTTCTTGGCGATCTCGGTAACGGACCTTCCCGCCACCAGCGCAGCCGCGACACGCGCCTTGCGCGCCGCGTGCGTTTTTTTCTTGGCCTTACTGGAACGTGTGACAGGCACCAACCGTTAATCGGCGGGTGCCTGTCGCGCGTACGCCTGCTGTGGAGACGCGGGCTAAGCGTTGGCCGTCCGCGACCGTTTCTTAGCGGACGCGGTAATCGGAGCTTTCATGGTCGACTTCTTGGCCTTCGGCGCGACAGCCGGAGGCGTGGCAGCCGAAGACTTCGGCTTTTTCGAAGCGGGGGATTTTGCCATTAGGAGCAGCGTACAGCAAACCCGCTGATTTGAAAAGACCTCGACCCACTTCTGCATTCTGGCCCCTGGCCCCTGGCCCGTGGGGTCTTTACATCGACCGACCAACGTCGTACCATGTCGCATGCTCTCACCATCCGCAGTTCAGGAGCCTTGGCTCCCCAAAGCCGAAGCCGCCGCACTTCTCGGCGTCAGCACCCGCGAGATTGAACGTAAAGCCGCCGCCGGCCGCATCCGGACCAACCGTGTCCGCCTTGCCGGAGACCGCAGCGACCGCACGGTCTATTCCGCCGACGACCTTCACCGCGTCCGCCAGGAACGCGAATCCGGCGCATTGCAGCTTGCCCCCGCTGTGGCCCAGCGCCAGGCGCTGCCAGACTGGCTGGCCACCGCGCTCAAGCCCCGCGCCGATAAGCCATGGCTCACAATCGACGAAGCCGCCGACTACTCCGGCCTCACCGCCCGTCAGATCAGGAAGCTGGTCACAGAAGGCACCCTGCGAGCATGGGGAGCCGCCACCAGCCGCCGCATCAGCAAGGCCTCCATAGACGCGTTCAGCGCGTAGGCTCGTCTAGCCCCTCAAGCAGCCCGATCTCTTCGATTGACGCGATGCGTTTCCCGCCATCGTGCTCCGCTATTGAGAGACTCCGCGCCTTCTTGATAGCATGCTCCAAGCTGACAGCCGCAATCAGCTTCGTGTCGCTGAAAAGGCCATCGCTCCAATACACTCTGAAAATCTTCTTCACTTTCTCCTCCCCAGATTCGGACCCTTCAACCCAATCGGATGCCCCACGTGCCACCCGCCGCAAAACCGGCATAGATACGGAGCCAGGGAGCTGTCTCCAAACTCCCTGGCGTGCATCCGGCAATGCGACATCGCGGCCCCGTGCGTCGCGTGCCGCGTCTTCCCCGCGCACGACCGCCGCCGCACCGCCCGCTTGCTGCTCACGGCTCAGCGGCCTCGATCTTGGATCGCAGCTGCTCTCGGTCATAGCCACGAAGCCCTGCCGACCAGCACTCGATCATCGGCACCCTCGTGAGCTCTGCGATCACTGAGGCCGCCGCGCGAATGGCTTCCTTCGCGACGTATTCCGCGATGTCCAGTTCGCGCTCACTGATTGGCCCAAACCGCTTCACACCGGATGCCATTTGCGCAGCCCTCCGTCCTCCTCGTCCACGCGGCCTTCGATCTTCCCCGCGTTCTTCCAATAGTTCGTCGCACTGTACACCGCCGCCGGCGTGACGTGGCGGTCGATCTTTTGCAGCACTTCGATGATCTGCCCCGACGTGCGCGGCGGACCTTTGCGGATCATCTCAAGCACCGCCCCGCTGACGCCGCTCGCCGCCGGATCGGGCTTCACCGCCTCTGGAGCCGGGGCCGCGCGTTTCACGCGTTTCGCCCCCCCAGCATGCGGCTTGCCACTCTGCGCATGACCGTTGCCGTGGCCGTTGCCGTTCGTGACTTCGGGATTCCAAAGCCGATAGCGTTCCATCATGAAGCCATCTGCCTTCGCCCGCCGCGAGCGCTCAGCCACCCCGCCAGCTTCACCTTGTCGTACGCCATCCTATAATCGCGCAGCAATTGCGCCATCGACTCGTTCTTGACGCTAATCACCACTTCGTCCGTCTCGCCCTTGTAGCCCGTCAGCAAATATCCATCGCCGCGCGAGACCAAGTGCGCATCCAGCGCAGGGCAGTCCCGCTGGACTTCATCCAGCCGCTTCTGTTCCCAATCGGCCAACGCCATCACCATCGCCGTTCCGTTCATAGGTTTCTGTTTCCTTCCTCGGGCTCGTCCAACCACAAGCCCACGATCACGACCGCAACCGCGGCCATAATCAACCCGATCAAAATAGCCTCGATCACCGCGCCCTCCGCAAATCGTCGATGCAAACAACGAACACACCGCACCGCCGCGCGAACATCTCGATAGACTCGCCAGGCTCACGCTTCGGCACCACCTTGCGCTCTTCCCTGCCAACCTCGCGCAGATATTCCGCGCGCCGCTCTTTCCAGTTGCTCTTTGTCCGTGCCATCACCGGCACCTCCTGGGAATTGCCCGCGCAGCGGCGGGTTCTTACGATGAGGCCGACAGCAGCGGCCGTTCGAGGTCTTTACGCAGCGCCCGCGTCTCCGCATGGTGCTGTTTGTCGTAATTCAGATGGCACCACTGGCACAGCGCCATCAGGTTTTCGTCGCGATCATCGCCCGCCTGGTGATTCAGGTGCGCGATCGTGAGCACGATGCGGACGCTCCGTTCGAGCGTGCGCGCGTCCCAGCCAAAACGCCAAACGTCTTCGAGTGGCACGCTCGCATCGAGCCAGCTCCGCCCCTCGCGATATACCTCGGCATGGTTCTCCACCGCGCACATCTCGCAGCGATTGCCGGCGCGCTCCAAGATACGCGGTCGCACACCGTTGCGCCACGAGCGCCCATAAAACTTCCGCAGCTCAGCGCGTATCGGCATCTCATGCACCGGGAGCCAGGCGGAAAGCCGTGGCCACGACTCCCCGCCCTCTGCTAGTTAACCGGAGGCCACACGACGATGGGTTCGCCCATAATTGCCCCCTCTCTCCCGTCGACGAGATCATGCGGATGCCCGCTTCCCTACTCCGCGAGCCGTGCGTGACGCCTGAATGAAGGGACTGTCAATGTAGGCCTTGGCAGCGCGAACCAGCGCCGCGAAGCGGGCATTCAGCGCATCCTCCTCCCAACGCACCAGCGCCGCTATGGCCGCGGCGCACGTCGTGCAGAGCCCAGGGGCTTCCCAAGCGCAAGGCGGATTGCACGGCTCTCGCTCGCTGCACTTGCAGACGCGACAGCGCATCATGACGCCAGCCCGAGCCGCACGCGCTCAGCCTCCAGTTTCTTCAGCAGATGCTCCGCCTGTTCATCGTCGAGCTCCGCGCGAACCGCCGCGCCCACCGCAGCGCTAATGCGTCCCACAGCGCCAGCCTTCAACAGGTCGGGACGGATGCTGAGCGTCAAAATAAACGGTTCACCCTCAGCCACCCGCGTGATTCTGGCTGCTGGCTCCTGGCTACTGGCTCCTGCTTCCGTCACTGCATCACCGCCAGTCCCACCACTTCCGCCGCCGGCAGCCGCGCACCCAGGTGGTACATCACGCACTCCACGCAATGCAGCTCCAGACAACTCGCCACCCGCACCAGTCTATGTGGGTCGCAACTCAGTTCGTCGCTATAGCAGCGCGCGCACAGGATGTGCCCAACTTCGTGTTGCTCAGGAGCATAGTGGACCGCGATGTCCGCGCCCCGCTCCACATGCACACACACGCTGTAACCAGGCGTGGCCGCTCCCGGATGCACCGTGCAAATTCCTAGCGGGTAGTCCCCCGACATTTCAAATGTTTTTTCCACCGCATCACCTCGGCATCTCAATTCCATGAGCCTTCGCAAAGCGCTCAGCATGCGCCCGGCACGCGCGGCGGCGTGACAGGCGGTCCCCCTGCTTCGCCGCGCGCGCATTCGCGCTGGGGTGATAGCAGTAAAATTCGAAGTCGTACGGACAGCGGTTCGCGGCGCAGCGATTATTTCGCTCGCTTCTCTCTTTTCGCGAGACGCCATAAACCGATGCGCCCGCCTGGCCCCTGGCGCCTGGTGCCTGGCACCCAGGAACGTAGTCCACTCCCGGATAATCCGCGAGCTCTTGTTCCGTGACCGCGATCTCGGTGTTCATCGCTTCACCAGCTTGGGCTGCCGCCGCGCGCGAGCGCACCTCCTGCGAGGCTTCTCTGGACGCAGCAGCCCTTCCAACTTGCGGATCGCTTCATCGAGCCGGTCGTGCCGTTCCAGCAGCCAGGCCAACAACTGCGGGTCAATCCGCATTCTGGCTCCTGGCTTCGGTCTCCTGGCTCCTTCGAGGGACCACACCGAGAATCTCTTCCTCGCGCACGATCGTGTAGTCCACGCCGTCGAACTGCACATCCGTCCCCGAGTAGCGCCCCATCAGCACCACGTCGCCGACCTTCACCGTGAGCGGGACCCGCCGCCCGAAGACGATCCCGCACTCGTCCAGTTTGTCCAACACCGCGCCCATCGCCTCGATGGCAACCGAGCTCGAAAGCGCATACACGATCTCGCTTCGACTGGCTCCCATGTGGTAAATTCGCCCTTCGCCGACCGCGTCGACGATGAACAACTGCGATTTATCGCGCCAGAACTCAGGAATCAGCAGCCCGCCGTCGGTCTCCTCACGCTCGGGCATGCGGCGGATCAGAACCCGATCTCCCAGCGGCTTGAACACCTCGCTCATAAAGCCACCGCCGTGAACCGCCCCAGCCGCTTGATCATGCCCTCGGCCATGCTCTTGCCCAGGGAGTCCATCTCCGGATCGTCCGCAATGGCCCGCATGTCGTAGCCGCTCGGGCCCTTGTGCCGGCCGCAAATGCGATCCCACAGAGCGAACCGACCGGCCTTTTCTTCGGCCTCCCGCAACGCCTCTGCGGAAACCGGTTTCGTCACCGGTATTGAATCCAAAGGCTTTGCGCGTATTCGACGCAAGTTGGCCAGCGCCTCAGGCACCACGTCCAAAAACAGCGCAGGCCCGCGCATCGACGCGCCACGCTCCCGGATCACCACACCAACCGCCGCCGCAAGCTCGCTGTCCGTCACGTCCGGAAACAGCGCCAGCACTATCGCGACGAGCCGCATCAGCAGCGCCGTCCCCGCAGTAGCAAACGCCGAGCGCATCGCCTCCAGCGTCTTCGACCACCCAGCCTCCTCACCCAAAAAATGGGGCGCCGGAGGGTCAACTCTGCGCCCCTGAGGTTTTGAAGCGCCATTTTCGCGAGACGCTTCGACGGAGGATACAGACGAAACCTGTTTCGCAACTTCCGTTGCATCCAAAGGAATTAACTGAGCGCGCCCCGCCGCCATCGCGCACTGGTTTTTACACTCGCGATGCAATCGCACGTCAACCGGTGGAGCACTAGGCCCGCGCCCCGCCGTCCGCCTATCGGCCGGATTTGCATGCCGAGCCCAGCCGCTGAAGCTGCGCACGTCGAGCCCATATCTATTCGGCTTGTCGCCGATGACCAACTTGTGGGCGCGCAGACCACGCTCGGCATTCTCCCTCGACTTCGGAGTCATGCCAGTCCACTCTTGCCACATCGCATCGGTGACCAGCCCGTCCTGATCCGCGCGCCGCGCCACGATGCACGCAAATAGGAATTCGGCGTACGTGAGGTGTTTTGCGTTTTGGATAAGGACGTTAGGAATCGCCGCCCATCCGCCTTCAACGCTACGCCGCTCCGGCGCGGGACTGTACGCAGGCGCGGCGCTCACCGCGACGCCCCCGCGGCCAGAATCAGCCGCTCTTCCATGCGCCAGTCCTCAATGCCCATCGCAACGAGGTAGGCTCTCTCCCCCGCTTGCAGCTCCATAGCCGCAACCTCAGATCGGCACCGCGCCAACTCATCGCGAGTTGACATAACAGTGGACGATTTATACGTTATCGGAAGCACCCCAGGCCGCACCGGGCCTCACGGCGACGCCTCCACTCACCACCCCAATGACCACCCCACCCGACGCCCAACCCTCCAAAAATCAATCTCTTCCCGCTTCCGACCGCCGACGACGCCCGCGACCCCATGCGATCCGTAGTCATGGCTTCTCAATCCAAATCCGACGCCGCCCGCCAAAACGGCTCCAAATCCCGCGGACCCGTCACCCCCGAAGGCAAAGCTCGATCTTCTCAAGACGCCCGCAAACACGGCCTCTGCGCTTCGTTCGCAACCGTGCCCGGCGAGGACCAGCCCGCCTTCGACGAGCTCCTCGCCTCCGTGGAAGAAACGTACCAACCCGCC